TCAGCGCAGCAGCCCGCGCACGTACGCCTGGCAGGCGCGCAAAGCGATCAGTCCGCGGTCACCGTCATCGGTGATGGCGATAATTCGTTGAGCATGCGCCGGCTCAAGTCGGGCGCGTACGGGGTCATGAACCACGCTGCCGGGGTCGGAGGCGGCAGGCAGGCCGGCGCAACCGGAGGCAGCGCGCTCGACCAGGACCGACAGCCGCACATCAGCAGTAGCCAGGCGATCACGCAGGCGAGCCTGAGTCTGTTGGGCATCGAGAAGCTCCTGATAATGGTGTTGCTCGCTGACCGCCAGCCGTTGCGCCAGCCCCTGGCGTTGCAGGCGCTCGGCGACCAGTTGCGCGGCAGTGGACTCGGCCTGGGCTTGCCACTCGCGCTCGTGCTGCGCCGCTTGCTCCGCCAACTGCCGGCCCATGCGCCAGCCCTGGACTTGCCAGCTCAGCGCACAGGCCAGCAGCGTCAACAGCAGCCACGCCCCAAGTTGCAGGCGGCTCAACACAGCACCTCTCGGGCCCGCGCCCAGAGCCGCAGGCGATCTTCCAGGCCGTTGAGCCCGCCATTGATATGCCGGGTGATGCGGTTGAACTCGCCGCGGTCAGCCAGTTGGTTGAGCCCACGCGAGTGCCAGAACCAGGCCGCCGATTCGGCCGCCCATTGTGGTTGTTCGAGCAGTTGCGGTTGCTTGAGCAAACGCTCATCAGCAAACAGGGCCATGCTGCAAGCCTGGTAGTTGTTGCGCCCGGTGATCTGGATCAGGCCACGCCCGCAGTACAGCTGGCCATCGCCATCGGCCTGTGGGGTATTGCCCAGGCGCAGGGCCAGGGTGCCGGTATCGTAACGCGCCAGGTAGCGGTCGTTGCCCAGCTCCTTGACGTAGCGCAACTGGCCGGACTCATGGCCGATCTGGGCGAGAAAGGCCGCTTGGCGCCGTGGGGTGTCAATGTCCCATCGGGCCATGGCCAGGTTCAGGGCAGGTAGAAAAACGCCCGCATTCAGGCGGGCGTTGGGGAACACGGCAGCAAGTTGCTCCAGGGTCATATAGGGTTCCTCATCCTTGGGGTTCAAAGGGGCTGCAACTGGACCGTGCGCAGTGCCGGCCGGCTCTTGGCTTGCTTGCCCTTGGCCTTGGCTTTGCCTTTGTTGCCGCCGTTGCAGTCGACCGAGGTTGCCCAGCCACTGGAACTGAAGGTGTGTTCGACCGACTCGATCAGGTACTCGCCGTCCAGCCCCTCCTTGAAGCCCTGGGTGAGGATCAGGCGTTCGGCAAACAGGTCGGTGCGTCCAGCCATTTCCAGGCGCACACTGGCGGTGCTGCGGTTGAATGCCGCCAGGCGCGCCTTGGCAGCCTGTTCGGCAGCAGGCTTGTTGGGATAAATGTGGCGGTTGCTGTGCACCGGCTGCAGCCCGGCGGGCGAGGCATCGTTAGCCAGCTCGACAGTCTTCAGCTCGCCGCTTTTGGGATCCTGGTGACGGGTTTGCACAGCCTTGTGCGTGCCTTTGTCCGCCAGGCGAATCTGCCAGCGACTCACATCGCGACGGTTGATGGTCACCACGCCCAGGGCCTGCCCGCTGGCGCTGTGCCCGGCCTGACGCGACAGCACCAGCAATTTGCCGTCGCCGATCTTGGCCGTGCAGTCATATTGCCTGGCCAGGCGGGTAATAAAGTTGAAATCCGACTCGTTGAGCTGGTCAACCCTGGGCAGCCGCGTGCTCACCGGGCACACCGGCTGCCAGCCATTGCGCGCGGCAATGTCACGCACGATCTGCTGCAGCGGGACATCCTCCCAGCTACCGCTGCGGATGCTCTTGCCGGTACCGCGCATATCGCTGGCCTTGCCGCGGATGACGATGCTGTCAGGGGGGCCCGACAATTCGATCTCATCCACGGTGTAGCGCCCCAGGCGCGTCAATACCTGGCCGGCATAGCCCAGGTGCACTTCGATCATTGCCCCCCTTGCAGGCAGCGTCACCGCGCCATCGCGGTCGTCAATGCGCAGCTCGAACTCGTCGGATTCCATTCCGGGCTTGTCCGAGGTCCGCAAGGACAGCAAGCGGTCGTTGATCAGTTCGGTGATGTCCTTGCCATCGGCAACAAGACGAAACACTGGCTGCATGGTTCAGGCTCCAGAAAAATGACCCCGCGCGCGGCGGGGTCTGGTGATGACAGTTGTCGACAAGCATCAGTCCCACAGTTGCACCGTGGCATCGCTCGCCGCTGGCAGCTCCGGTAGCAAAATCTGCACCCCGGCGCGAAACGGTTGGGGCTGCTCGGCCAGGCCCTGGTTGGCAGCCAGCACAGCTTCGACCGTGCCGTTCAGGTGGCCGTAGTAGTGCTGGCACAAGGTGTCGAGCACATCGCCATCAGCGGTTCTGCAGGTCGTCGCCATAGCTCACAAACTCCAGTGAGAAACCTTGTTTTCGGGGAATGCCACCGGCGAGCAAATTGCTCTGGTCTTCATCGACGCCGGTCAGGCACCAAGTGCCCAGGACTTCGCCGTAACCGCTGGTGAGGGTTAGCGGCTGCAATTTCCGGCCGATACTGCGCAGCGCCTGCAACTGACCGAGCCCGCCCTTGAAACCGGGAAAAATCGCCCCTTTGATGCTGATCTTCTCGTCACCCAGGCCGACTGCCTGCTGGGCGGTGCTGCGCGTCAGGCGCTCCTGCCCGGCCCAACGAAAGCTCGTCTGCCTGCGCAGTTCATCAAACGCGGCGGTGTCGAGGTTGAAGTAATAAGCGGGCGATTCGGGCTTGAGTGGCTGCACAATCAGCAAATGCGGGAACGGCTTGACCGCTTCTGCCGCCGGCGTCACTTCGGGGGCGAAGCTGCTGGTCGGCAGAATATTGGCCAGGGACGGGCTGATCCTGCCCGCCACCCGGTTGATCGCGGCGCTGACCCGGCCTATCTGGGTCTTCACCGTGGCGACGCCGTCACGCACCTGCGCCACCACCGCCACGGCCCGGTCGTATTTTGCCAACGCCTGGTCGACAGTGGCCTGGGCCTTGTTGATCGCACGCAAGCTGCGCTGCAGCTTCGCACCGATGGCGGGCCCGACGAAGGGCAGCGCCTCGAGCTCGGCAGCGGCACCGATGAATTCGGCGGCGGCCTCCTTGACCGGCGCCAGCATTCCGTCCGCGCTGCGCCGCCCTGCTTCGCCCGCCGCCACCAGGGCGCCAAGCCCGGATTGCAACTGGTCCATGTAGGTCATGGCACCTCCTTAAGCAACATGAGGAACGTCGTACAGTTGACGACTGGTGGATTGACGCATCAGATCATCGAACTCCCGCCGGACAATGGCGCCCACTTGCTGAGCAAGCTGAAGGGGATCGCTGATCCCGCCCTGAACCGAAATGGTGGGGGCAAAGGTGATTTGCTGAACCAGTTGCGTTGGCTGGGCTGCGCCTGCTTGCCCTGCACCGGGGACACTGGCAATTGCCACCGGTTCGATGGCTGTCAGCTCCATTGCCCGCACAGCCCTGCCCAAATTGCGCTCTGGCTGATCACTTGGGCGGTCATCGCTGTCTGCAGACCGAGGTGCTGATCTTCCCTGATCAGTCTCTGCTTCGGGGGCAAACCAGGACTTGGCTAGCGCGCTACCGAGCTGGTCACCATACAAACCGCCCAGCAGGGCGCCGATCACAGGGCCCACCACCGGGACCGGAGCACCGAGCGCAGCCCCGGCAAGCGCGCCAGCAAGCCCACCTGCAGCACCTGCGTAGCCCTCGGCTTTCTGTTCGGCCGATTGCGCATACCGCGCCGTGCTGAGCGCTTTGATTCCAGCACCGAGCACAGCCAGACGCGCGACCGCCTTGACCCCGGACCACATACTGCTCGCAATCCCTGGAGCAGATGGCCGAGGAAGTGGATCCTTGGGTGGCTGAGTTAACGTGGCCTTGAACGCCGGCAATGCGCCAACAACAGCCGTGCCCACAAGCGCAATTGACCCGGGACCTTCCATCCTTGGCGGCCTCGAACCGTCGGGTGCGGGTGCTGTCGTTGAGTGCCCGCCTTTACCCTGGTCACCCGGGCATGGCGTGCACTGGCCTTCAGAGGGTGGTGACGGCTTGCAGGCAACAGGTACAAACCAGTTTTTTGTCATCCAGCCCATTAGACTCTGGCTTGCAGGCTCACCATCGGATGGGCTGAGCAAAGGCCCCGGGCTCGCTGTCGGCGAGGACAACCCTAACAGTCTCGCCAGGACTGGCATCAGTTCGGCCTTGGGAGTGTTCGTCGCCTCAGCACGCAGTAACGAGACAGGCGCCAGAGGGACTTTTGAACTGTTCGCAGGTTCGGACGCGATAGGCTCGTCCATGAAGCTTGCCCCCAGTTTCCCCACCTGTCCTCCAAACGACTCCCCCAACCGTCCTCCAAGGCGTTCACCCAGGACAGCACCAATCGGCCCGCCCAATCGCGCCCCAAAGGCCTCCCCGGCCCTCGAGCCTATAAGGCTACCGACACTTTCCCCGTAACTCTCAGCCTTTTCCTCCGGGGTTTGATCACTGCGGTACGTTTTAAAAATCTCGTAGCCAGTCTCGGCATAATCGAGCTTTCTGCTCAGCTTTTCAGCGGCATCGCTTGCTTTGTCTTTCAACGACGGTGGGCGTGCCTGGCTGTTACCAGGAGAAGCCGGGAGCGGATTCTGGCTGGAACCCAGTTGCGCTGTACTTTCGATTTTTTTGCTACCCGCTGACGCGGGAGCAGCGACTGAAGCCGCCTTTCCAGGTTGGACAGCGGTAGTGCCTGACCCACCTTTGCGTGCGCCCTTCGTAAGCGCCAGCATCATCAGGCCCAGAGACAATCCATCGCCCTCGGGCCCTGCTGCTTGCTCTGGATCACTTAGCGTTGAACCTGGTTCAGAGCCTGGCCCAGCCTGTCCGGGCATACCCGGGGTGATGCCCAAACGCGCCTTGGCTGGCTTCAACCCAAGGGCCAACTTCATCAACCCCAGCGACAGCACATCAATACCTGCAACATTAACCACCAACGGGTTGCTGCTTGCCGGCTTGACTGGTCCCGCCACTGCGTGTTCTGCGTTAGCGACATCTTCACTCGATGCTGCATCTTGATCGTATGACCCGCGCACCACCTCCTGCGGCACCTGGGTTTTACCCAGGGTGTTCTGGTCAGACTGCGTCAGCGTTTTGATACGTTCCAGGACCGTGTTGAAAACGGTACCCACCATCAGGGTGACGGTGGTACCAATCTGCGGTTCAAATCCCTGTTTGCGCACGATCTGATCCCCCTTTGCATGGGCTATCTGCTCAATCCGTGAGCCACCAGACCATGTCGTTGAACGACATGGTCATGATTTCGCCGGCGGTAAAATTCAGCTCTTTGGCGAGCCGTTTTGCCGCCGCTTTCTGCAGCCCGGGATCAAAGCTCGTCGTCTTGCACCAGACGAAAATAGCCCGCCTGCAGGCGGCCATAGTCCTTGAGCGACAGGCCCTCAAGGTCCTTGACCCCGACCTCGGCCAGCGAGGCAAAGAGGTTCAGCTCGCGCTGCTCGTCATCGCCACTGGCCGCCGACTGGGCGGTGCGGATGTCGCGCACGGTGGGTGCACGCAGCGACAGGCTGTCGACCTGCATGCCGTTGGCCTCACTGGCCTTGCTCAGTTGAACGACAACGCGTTCGGCACTGACATTCAGCCAGCTCGGCATTTTCGCGGTTTGCGTCATGACGCCTCCTTACAGGCCCAGGGCCGAACGTTGAGCGGCGAGCTGGTCGACGCCATTGATGACGCGCTTCATGCCCAGCGGATCGATTTCGTAGACCAGGCGGCCGTCGACTTCGAGCTTGTAGTAGGTCACGGCCACGTTGTGCTTGATCTCGGCCTTGTCGCCCGGCTTCCAGTCGCCCATGTCGACTTCTTTCAGCGCGCCGCGCAGGGTGACGATGACCGGGGTGACCTTGCCCTTGAGGCCCTTGAAGGCACCGCGGAAGGTGCCGTTGAAAGCCGAGCCGTCGGCCAGGCCGAAGAACTTCAGCGACTCACGGCGCACGCCGGTGGTGACGAAGCCGGCTTCTTGCTTTTCCATGCCCTGGTCGATTTCGATCGCCATGTCCATGCCGCCGGCACGGTGCTCCTCCATCTTCAGGGTGAGCTTGGGCAGGGTCAGGCTGGGGACGTCGCCTTGAAAGCTGACGCCATCGACGAACAGGTTCAGGTTTGCCAGGGTTTCGGGAATCATTGCCATGGTTATTGCTCCTTAAACGGCTTGGTCGAGGACTTCGGTCAACCACTGGTTGGTGACCTCGACGCGGAAATTCGGGTTCTCGGCGGGCGGCACGTCGGTGAAACGGATGTTCCAGTAGACCTTGCCCTGCTCCAGCTGGCTGGCGGTGTTCAGCTCGGGGTCGGCGAACACTTCGAAATTGATGATTGCGCCCTGGGCTTTCAGATCACGCATGAACGCCTGCAGGCCTTCGGTCACGTCCTTGACGTAGGTCGCGGTGATCGAGCGGTCGACCGCCCACTTGTGGCCGTAAAGGATCGCGTCCATGACGATGTCCATGGTCCGCACGCGGGTGACGAAAGCCCACTTCGGGTCGCTGCTCAGGGTGCGGTTGCCCCACAGGCGGAAACCGTCATCGCGGATCACGGTGGTGATGTTGGCGTTGTTGAGCAGGTTGGCGCGGCAGGTGGCGTCGCCATCCAGGTACTCGATCGAGCGGCTGGTGCCGGTGATGCCAACGAACTCCTTGTTCGATGGCGAGGCCCAGAAGCCGTACTCGCTGTCGGTCCAGGCAAACAGACCGGCAACCCAGGCCGACGCAGGTGCATCGAGGGTGGCGCTTTTGCCGGTGTCCCAGTACTGCACACCCGGATCGACCAGGTAGGCACGCTTGGCGCCGAAGTTCTCGGCGTAGGCGATGGCCGCTTCATCGGTGGTGTTCGGGCCATCGATAATGGCCAGGCCGCGCAGCTTGTCGGCCAGGGCCACCAGCGCGGTACCGACCGCCAGGGTCGAGCTGTGCTTTGGCGTCACCAGCAGGCGTGGCTGGGCGTTGAACCGGCTTTTGCCGTCCAGCAATGCCTGCAGGCCGGTGCGTTTGCCGTCGGCCAGCACGCCGCCGATGATCGCCGAAGTCTGCGCAGCCTCTTCTTCGAGCTTGGCCACGCCGCAGGCGACAATGACCGCCTTGGCGCGGCTGTAGATGGCCTGGCAGGCGCGGGTGATTGCCGAGTCGGCGCCGAATGCGGCGACGGCTTCACGCTCGCTGGTGATCAGCACCAGGTCGTTGGCCTTGGCGCTTGCAGTCGGGCCTTCGGTGAAGGTATCGACCAGGCCGATGATCGAAGAAGAAGGCAGCGCGATGGAACGTGCGCCGGTGTCGACGTTGGTTACGGTAACGCCGTGGAAGAATCCACTCATGGGTAAGTCTCCAGAAATGCAAAGGCCCCGCGGTGCGGGGCCTTCAGAGGGTTTGTTGCGGGTAGGAAAAAGCCCCGGCGGTGCGGGGCTTTATTGAGTGTAAGGGGCAAGCCAGGTCGGTGTAGCTGGGCGCGGGTTCTCGGGAAAGAGCTCTGTTTGCGGCCATTCACGCAGCGCTACTCGATAGAGCTGGAGCTCCTGGTACTGATCCGGGCTAAGCGTGGTTTTCCCGGACTCCAGTTCGTCACGATGACGGGCAACTACATCGTCGGTCTCCCTGAGTTGAGCGTCCCGCCACTTCCTCTCTATGCCGGCAATCACCTCAGGCGGCAAAGGTGGGCGCTCTTTGGTCATTGGACGACCGTCTTGATCCGCGTAAATCACTCGACCTTGCGATTGTTCTTCGAGTATACGTGCGTGGTGTTCTGCCGTTATCGAAACACTGTCAGCGGGCCATGTATTGCTGGCCTCATAAGAATTACGTAATTGCGCCGGGTAAAACGCCAACTCACCCGCGGAGAAAACATATTCGCTCATGGTGTACGGTTCCTCTTTATCAATAACCGATTGCGATGTAACTGATGCTGCGCGCATTGGGCGACAACCCCGCATTCGGAACGCCTTCAGATCGGAATGTGACGTTTTGCCTGGTCCACCCAATCACACGAGCAAATGAATCATCATCACCCGTCGCGCCATTGACAGTTGTGGGTATGCACATGAGGCAATAGTTAGGAAATGCCATATGGAAAACTGAGGAATAATTAGCTTCAGCCGGCGTGAATACCGAGCCGTACTGAATGATCATGCCAGTTTGAGCATCCCGCCAAAAACCTGATGCGCCGCCGAAAGCGGAAGTGTTCGCGATGCCCAAAATATTTCGGGCCGAAGGGACGTCGCTCGCGGACATCAGTGACTGCCCAACGGCGCCTGTATGCTCCGTTGTGTAAATCTTTGCATTGGGCCCCCAATGCAAGTCTCCCGCCGCTGACATCAGCAACTGGCGAAACACCCTGTCACCCCAGTGAAATGTAATGGCGGGTGCGTACGTAATAGCACTTTGAGTGGTGCCCACCCGTGCTGTTTCACGAATTTGGATAGCCCCGTTGCGCCAGTCATTCCCAGGTGTTTTGGAATAGAACTCCGGAAACTGATCACTCGAAACACGTACGCCATCCGTTATCCCATATCCCGTAAGCGTCGTGGCTTTTGCTGCCTTGCCCGCCAAGGCATTGGTTATCGTTGAGGCGAAGTTCGGATCATTGCCCAGAGCCAGAGCAAGCTCGTTAAGTGTATCAAGGGCAGCCGGTGCGGCCGCGACCAGGCTATTGATAGCGTCAGTTACAAACTTGGTGGTTGCCGCCTGACTGTTACTGGTCCCGGGGACAGGTGAAGGCACAACCACGGTGCCGGTAAACGTAGGACTCACCAATGGTGCTTTGGCGACCAACAAGTTGTTTACTTGCGCCTGGCTATACGCATCCGTGATGCCATACCCCGCCAGCGTGGTTGCTTTGGCGGCCTTTGCAGCAAGTGCATTGGTCATGGTTACGGCAAAGTTCGGATCGTTACCCAGCGCGTCAGCAAGTTCTTTCAGCGTGTCCAACGTATCCGGAGAGGCCCCTACTAAAGCGGCAATAGCAGCTTTTACAAATGCAGTACTTGCTGCTTGTGTGCCATTTGCGGAAGCCGCGGCGGTAGGTACATTGACCACACCTGAAAATGTGGGGCTGGCCAACGGCGCCTTGCTTGCGAGGCCATTGACCATTGTGCCAGCAAAGTTAGGATCGTTATCTATGGCTGCAGCAAGCTTGTTCAGTTGATTCAACAACCCTGGAGCGCCGTTGACAACACCGTCAATCGCCACCTGGATTGCAGCACTCGTAGCGGCTTTCGTGAACGCATCACCGATGCTGTAACCGGCCAAAGTCGTCGGGGTGCTTCCCTCCACCACAATGCCGCGATCGTTGGTTCTAACCTTGGTAAAAGTACCTGCTACCTTGTTCTTCGGTAAAACGCTCAAGATCGATGAGTCGACATACTCACGAGTCGCAAGTACAACAGACGGATCAATCTTCAACTGCACATTGGCAGTACTGGTCACGATAATGTTGAGCCGCACAACCTGCGTCTTGCCAGTTCCCTGACTGAGCAATGGCTTGAAACTAGGCGCACAATTGGCCACCGCTACCAGATCACCATCGGCGTCATACAGGCCGATTTCCCGAATCCACCACCCCCCCACATCCGGCGGTATCACTTGCTCGGCGATGATGATGCTGTTGTTGTCCGGGTCAACCTTGACCTGGTTGAGCGGCGCCCTTCGGCGTTCGTTGATGAGTTTTTTCTGATCCCTCGACGGGATCGGGTCGGTCAGGTTGGCATCACCAACCCCCATTTGTGCAAAGCTCCACGGCACGCCCAAGGCGTTGGCATTGGCCTGCTTGGCCTCGCCCACCGCCGTGAGGATGGCAAAGAACTGGCTTGTCTGGTCAGTCATGAGTACACGTCCAGGGTTTCAATTTGCTGTTCACGGCCCACAAGGCCATAGCTGCCGCTGACTTCAATGTCGTGAGAGGTCGGCGGATAAATGTCGATTTCATCGCCTTCAGAAAGGCTTATTCCCAGGCGCAGATAGCCACTGCTGGCGAGCGTGATTGCCAGCCCCGTCAGGTGGCGACTGACCGGCTTGGCGTCATCGATTAGCCGGGTCAGCTCCAGGTACATTTGTTCGGAGATTCCGTTCTCCAGTACCCCGACCTGCAGCGCAAAAGTGCCCGGCACGCCTTGCGGTACCGTCTGCCACCACTCCTGCACTTCGATCAGGTAACCCAGCGGCTCCACTACCCGGCGCAGCGCACCAATGGTCCCTTTATGGGCATGTACATAGAGCGCCGAGCGGATCACCGAGCGCTTGATTGCCTCCGGCCAGGTTTCATCCCAGCGGTCCACCGACCAGGCCCAGGCCAGTTGATGCAGCAGGTGCGCCGGGCAGGTGTCGGGGTTGTACAGCGTGCGCAGTGGGACTTCGGTGGTTTCAAAGCCGGCGGCTTCTATGGCCTGTTCGAGATCGGTACTGTTGAGCGGGAGCAGACTGTCCATGTCAGCTTCCCCGCGTCACAGTGATGCCTTCGCACCAGGCCGCTTGCGCCTGGGTCGGGCGGATGTCGGTCCAGTTGTTCAGGTCGACCCGGCTGACGCCGTTGATGTGCAACTGGGCATCCACGCCCGAGCGGGCCACTTCGACCCCCAGGCGCCGGCGCGGGTTGATCCAGGCTTGCAGCCGACGTTTGCACTCGGCAAGCGTTGCTTCGATCTCCGGGCCGTTGCCGCTCATGTGCACCACGGCATCGATGCGGTAACGCAGGATCTGCGCGCCCTGAACCGTCAGGCGGTCACCCACCGGGCGTACGTCGTCATCATTGAGCTTGAGCCGTACGGTCTCCAGCAGCGCGGCTGTGGTGCTGCCATCGCCTTCAAGCGCCAGCACCGTCACCACCACCTGGGCCGGCGACGGGCTTTCGGCGGTGGCATCGGCCACCAGCCCGGAAGCGTTGCGGGCATGCAGGATGTAACTGTTGCGCGGGCCCGCAGTGGTCAGCCCTTCATAGACCAGTTGCACCCGCTCGCGCAGGGCGTCGTCTTCTTCAAGCACCTGCGGCGTTGGCGGCACGCTGCTGGCGTCGGGTGCCTGCACCACCAGGCGCTGCAGCTGTACATTGGCCGCCAATTGATCCAGATCGGCGCCTTGCGCATAGGCCAGCAACAGTGCCTTGGCGGCATCGTTGACCCGTGCGCGGTTGAGCAGCTTGCGATAAGCGCCGACTTCCAGCAGTTTGTTCACCGGGTCGCTTTCGACTGCGGCGTCCCAGCTGTCGCCCATGTGCGACCGGAAGGTCGCCAGGTCAGCCTGGAACAGCACCTCGAAATCGAGGTCTTCCAGAACCTGCGGCGCGGGCAGCGCCGAAAGATCCACACTACTCATGCCGTCACCTCCGGCGTGCTGCAGAAACGAAAACGCCCCGAAGTTCGGAGCGCTCAGGAAAACTGCAGGCGGTCAGTCTATTGTGACGCCAACAATACTCGCGCGAATGGCGTCAATTGCAGTGTCGGCGAGAACTTCTGCCATTGCATGACTGGTCGCTTTAGGAATTTCGTGCCGGCTTTTCAAACGGGCGGTACGAATGGTATGAATCACCGTCTCCAACGCTTGTACATTAGTCAGGATAGCCTCTGTGGCGACTTGCGCAGATACCTCGGCAGCCTCGGCCAATGCCTTTACAGACAGCGGAGTTTCCCCTTCAAAGTTAGCCGCCAAGAAAGCCTTTGCCTCGCGTTCAGCAAGTTGAAACTCGAGCATACGCAACGGGTTTCCGACAAGTATCGAGCGTGAAAGATCTGCGGTCTGCTCAACCTGGTCTTGTGCCGCAATCAAAGCAGCACCAAGCGGCAGGCTCTCGTAGCTGTAGCCAACATAGTTCGTGCCGTTATAGCTGACGGTCAAAAATTCTTTTTGCATAGTATTCTCACAGAGTTAAATAGTTAGTAGTTAGCGTTGCCAAGGGCCTAAGCCCAATTTTCAGTACAATGTTTGAAGAGCTCGATCAGACTTTGCTGATATGCCGAAAACTCACGCAAATCATGCGACCACCTCCAGGCTGGTCGGTTGCGCCAGGTAGACCCCGGTCAACTGCAGCGTGATCTGCCCGCCCACCACCGCCGTGACCCTGACCCGTTCAAGCTTCAGGCGTGGCTCCCAACGGCCCAGTGCGCGAGCCACCTCCGCCTGCACTGCGCTCTTCCAGCCTTCGTTGACCGGCAAATCGACGAAGCGGCGCAGCTTGCTGCCGTACTCCGGGCGCATGCGCCGGCTGCCCAGTGGCGTGGTGAGGATGTCTTCGATGGACTGGCGTAAATGTGCAATGCCGGACAACGGTTGGCCGCTCCGGCGATCCATGCCGATCATTGATGTTCTCCAGGCGTAAAAAAGCCCGCAGTGGGCGGGCTGGTTTTTTAGTGTTTGTGATTGGCGGTGTTGCCGCCGGTGTCGATGATCTTGCCGCCGCCGAGGATGTCGCCGGTTACCCGCAAGGGGCCGTTGATCTGCACCTCGCCGGTCAGTGTGATGCTCGCGGCAGTGGCAGTGATGGCCTGGTCGGTGACCACGGCCGAGCTGCCGCCGACCTTGATGCTGACGGTACCGCTGGGCAGCTCGATGCTGTAGCTGCGGGCCTGCCAGTCATAGACCAGCGAGCCACCATCGTCGAAACGCCAGACCTCGACATGCTCGCGGTTGTCCGCTGGCGCCCCGGCGTTGCCGTAAAGGCCGGGCACGAACGTACCTTGCGCCGGCTCACCGCTTGGGCTGATCAACACCCCTTGCTCGTTAAGGCTCGGTGCACGCCAGTGGCGAGCCTTGCCGGCGGCCTGGCTGTGCCAGCGCAACCAGGCGCTGGTCCAGCCGGCGCCGTCGGACACCCGTACCCGGGCAGCGGCAAGGTCAACGGCGACTACCCGGCAAGGAATCACCAGGCCGGCGAGCATGCGGTCGTGCATGGCGCTGGCATAGTTCATTGCAGGTCCTCCGGCGACTGGTAATCGCCCTCGAAGCCCGGCCCGGTGTCGGGACTGAAGGCAAACGCCAGTGGGCCCGGTTCAACGGGCCATGGCCATTGCTCGGCGCCCAGGTACAGGGCCTGCTCCCATTGCACCGTCCAGCTGATTGATGAATTCGAGCCTGCTGCAGGTTGGAGCACCGAAGCCTGGACATTTTTGGCGGCTTCGACAAAGTCCACCTGCCAGAACTGCTGGCGCAACAAAATGGTCAATTGCGTTGCCAGGGCAGTCACCAACAGCGGTGCCGACGCAGCATTGGCATCAACCAGTATGCGAGCGTCGAAGCTTGCCAGGATGCAACAGCGGCCATCGCCTGGATCTGCTGCAGGTTTAAAGCTGGTTATAGCGTGATACAGCGCAGGAAGCGCCGCGTTCTGGTCCGCTGCGGTATAGGCTGCAACGGTTTCAAGTTGAGGCATAGCGACCTTGATGGTCGCGGTAATCGCCTCGTGCAACGTCGTTAGTTCGTTCACCTGCGCTCCTCGGCAACAATATCGTCGGGCACACGAAATCCGTGCGCCATCGCTCGGTCGGTTTGAGGGAGTTGTGCCTTTATCTGCGGCACGAGGCACCTGCTGAAAGCAGGTGCATTGGATAAGGGACTAGGGGGTAGTCGCGTGATCCGACGGGGTTCTCAAGTGTCGCCACCAGGTCACCACAGCCGCCAGCAGACTCAACACAGCCATCAGCACAGAAACTACCAGCCCGCGTTGCGCGCGCTCCTCGCTAACCAATACAACATGCTTGAGCAGGCTGTCATCAAACAGCAACTGACCGTCGAGCGAGTGCATTTCCCGAACAATCACGTCCTCAGGTATGCGCTCGACCAGCAACGATACATTCGCCTTTTCAGACAGTTGCGAGGATTGCAAAACATCTTTAGGCACATACACAGTTCGCCGCTGGTCTTCGCGTTCACCCGGCAGTCTGAACCTTACCCCCATGCGCATCAGCGATTGATCATAGCTCCACGCCTCGGACCACCCCGTCAGCCGGCCTTCGAGGCCATGCATTTGGAGAGGATTTGCCTTGGTATAGCCCTGAATGCTGCGCATGGATAAAACTGCAAACAACGACGTGACGACTACCAGCACGCAGTAAATCTTGATCTGTGACTTGGGTGGCAACGATCTGATCTGAGAGAACACCGAAGGCATGCGATTCCTTTGCGGACAATGGGCCGTTTTTGGGGCAACACTAGCACACCACAATTCAGTAGTAGCCGTCCTGGCTACCCGAACAACAACCGTAGTTATCCTGGGTCGACACACCGTTTATGGACTCGATGGAGATATCGATCGTGCCAATCGGATAATCCAGTATCGGAATAGTCACAGGAGGCGATACAGCGCCACCTCCATAAATAATACCTCCTCCGTGGCCGGCACCCGCTGACTCAGCATCATCGCGCAAAACACTGGAGATTGTTACGGCATTGGTGGCAGGGTCCCAATGGCTCACCGCAATACGATTACCATGCAGGGCAATAATGTCTGCGAGCGACACCAACGTCAGGTTAGGTGCAATCCAGCGCTCCGGATAAAGCGCATCTGGGGTGGCTTTGAAGTACTGGTTCCAGATTGGCAGAACCGTGGGTCTGGGCGTTCTCGTTGACCAGGGCAAAGCCGCTTTTATCGGTGTTGTATTGATCGATCAGCGAAGTGGTGGCGTTTACGCCTGCGACGCCTCTATCCGCCTTGTCGACCAGGCCGACGATGATTTCAACTTTTCCTGTCATTATTGTTACTCCTTACACGATTGTCTTGAACGCCAATGTCATCCGTAAGCGATCACAATTGACCGAAGGCGATCTTGCGCTGTGGGGCACATGGCCGTTGAAAATGACAATCCTTCCAGGCTTGGGTAAGACTGCCTTGATGACGTTTTCCTTCTGGTGGTCGTAGAACACCAACTCGCGTGTTTCAGCTTCTTCCAGAATGCCGAAAGAAAGCCATTGCGGATGACTGGCCAGCTCATCTTCCGAGTCATGCCGCTCGACCCGCTGTCGGCCTGCAATAAAGGCATGCCAGCATGGCCGGGCGAACGGCGCATCGTTGATTGGCCAGCCGTATCGCCAGGTCGCGCTATTTAGCTGGTTGCTGATCTGGCGCTGCTCATCAATCGTTACAGCGTCGTCAATGACGCAGATGTCCGCGTCGGTAAAAACCTGCGTCATCACCTCACTCCTTGTTGCCAGGGCTATCCATGTTCGGCGATTGCGCCTCAATGCCCAGACGCTTCGCAGCCCAGCGTTCATAAAGGCCGATGGCAACATCGGCGCCGGCCATGGCGGTAAGGCAGCCGAAGGCGCTGGCGCTCCAGATCGACATGCCGCTGGCATACAGCAGCATGACGGTGGACACACCGCAGACCATGCAGGCCCCCGAGCGCAATAAAAGGCGTCGAAAAAGCGCCCAGCCGCGGGCACCGGCCTTGTCCGCGCGCCACATCTCTCCGGAAAGGCCGCCCAGCAGGGCCAGGACGATCACCAGCCAGATCGGCATTTCCAGTAACGTCTGTTGCTCGTTTGTCACTGTCCTGTCTCCTTGGTAGTTCCGCTCGGCAGCTTGCCGGCGGCGTTTGTTGTAGAACCGATCGCTCGGCATTCCAAAAAGCCCGGCCTCCCCAGGCTTTTCAGTAATGCGTTGTCGAACCGCCCGCCACGACTGGTGCGCTGGGCGACTCCGCTTCAAATTGTTCCTCCGGCCGCGGCCACCTGCCCGCCGGATAACTGCTTGTGGTGCTTTACGCTGCACACCCGGGCCAGTTGCCAACCCTCTGAACAGTTCAGGCCTGCTCATCGCTGCCTTTGTCACTGCCGGTGTCGACCGGCTTGAGACAAAGATTATGCACTGATGCATATGCAGTCAATGCATTTGTGGAAATATTTATGCATGAGAAAATGCACCTATGCACGTAGGCCTTAATCTACCTGGCCTACAACACTTTCCTGCAGGCGAAAAAAAACCCGCCGAAGCGGGTTTTCTGAGGACACGGATTACTCAGCGGGCGTACATGCCCCACCAGAACACATGCCCAAGGATGCTGATCTGCTCTTCCTGCATCTGCTGGAAGCTGTAGTCCTCATCAGGGTGTTCGTCGCGGTTGAAGCTGCGCAGGCGAATACCGGTAGGCAGACGGTAGAGCTGCTTGACCCGCAATTGACCGTTGTGATTGATGGCGTACAGGTCGCCATCGACGATGTCGCCGATGGCGCTTTTACCGGCATTGACGCCCACCGTGGCGCCGTCGCGCAACACCGGCAACATGCTGTTGCCTCGTACCGTCACGCACTTGGCCTGGTCAAACTGCACACCGTTGTGGCGCAGGCTGCGCTTGCCGAAGCGCAGGCTGGCCTTCTCGCTTTCTTCGATGACGAATCTTCCTGATCCTGCTGCCAATTCGACCTCGCGAAGAAACGGAATGGACACCTCGTCGTCCTCGACGGGGGTGTCGTCATCCCATAGGCTGATGTCGTTCAACTCTGCATGACTGCGCCCAGGCGCGGCTTCGCGGCTGTCACCGAGCTCAACGCGACCACGCAACTGATCGGTGCTCACACCGAAATATTCGGCGATCTTCGATACATGCTTGTCGGAAGGATCGACGATCTTCTCGCTGAGAATGCGCGACAGGGTGGATTGCGGCACGCCGGTACGCCGGTGCAGCTCCGTGGGGGAGAGACCGTGGCGATCGAGCAGTGCTCTGAGGACGGATGCTACGTTGCGTTTTTGCATAAAATGCATAATGCCGGGACCTTCAATAGAATGCAAACCCTGATATGCACGAATATGCACGGACAAATGGTCGCGCCTGGCCGTTTGCCCTCGGCAGCCCGGATAAAATCCCTGTACCATTGCCCGCTTGCCTTTGGTCTACAACGACACTGCGAGCCAAGTTTTTGCAATGAGCGATCTTTCCGCACACACCCCGATGATGCAGCAGTACTGGAAGCTGAAAAACCAGCACCCGGACCAGCTGATGTTCTACCGCATGGGCGACTTCTACGAGATCTTCTACGAAGACGCGAAGAAGGCTGCCAAACTCCTGGACATCACCCTGACCGCCCGCGGGCAGTCGGCGGGCCAGTCGATCCCCATGTGCGGTATCCCCTTCCACGCGGCCGAGGGCTACCTGGCCAAGTTGGTGAAGCTGGGCGAGTCGGTGGTGATCTGCGAGCAGATCGGCGACCCGGCTACCAGCAAGGGCCCGGTCGAGCGCCAGGTGGTGCGCATCATTACCCCGGGTACGGTCAGTGACGAAGCGCTGCTCGACGAGCGCCGCGACAACCTGATCGCCGCCGTGCTGGGTGACGAACGCCTGTTCGGCCTGGCTGTGCTGGACATCACCAGCGGCAATTTCAGCGTGCTCGAGATCAAGGGCTGGGAAAACCTGCTGGCCGAGCTTGAGCGCATCAACCCGGTCGAGTTGCTGATCCCCGACGACTGGCCCCAGGGCCTGCCGGCGGAAAAACGCCGTGGCGCGCGTCGCCGTGCACCGTGGGATTTTGACCGCGATTCGGCACGCAAAAGCCTTTGCCAGCAGTTCGCGACCCAGGACCTCAAGGGCTTCGGCTGCGAGAAGCTGACCCTGGCCATCGGTGCCGCCGGCTGCCTGCTCGGCTACGCCAAGGAAACCCAACGCACCGCCCTGCCGCACCTGCGCAGCCTCAAGCATGAACGCCTGGACGACACCGTGGTGCTCGACGGCGCCAGCCGGCGCAACCTCGAGCTGGATGTGAACCTGGCCGGTGGCCGCGACAACACCCTGCAATCGGTGATCGACCGCTGCCAAACCGCCATGGGCAGCCGCTTGCTGACCCGCTGGCTGAACCGCCCGCTGCGCGACCTGAAAGTGCTGCAGGCGCGCCAGGGCTCGATTCGCTGCCTGCTCGACGGTTACCGCTTCGAGAAGCTGCAACCGCAGCTCAAGGAAATCGGCGACATCGAGCGTATCCTCGCCCGTATCGGCCTGCGCAATGCGCGCCCGCGAGACCTGGCGCGCCTGCGCGATGCTCTCGGCGCCCTGCCGGAACTGCAAAACGCCATGGCCGAGCTCGAGGCGCCGCACCTGGCGCGCCTGGCTGCCATCGCCGGGACCTACCCGGAGCTTGCCGACCTGCTGGCAAAAGCCATCATCGACAACCCGCCGGCGGTGATCCGCGACGGCGGCGTGCTCAAGACTGGCTACGACAGCGAACTGGACGAGCTGCTGGCCATGAGCGAGAACGCCGGGCAGTTCCTCATCGATCTGGAAGCCCGCGAGAAAGCCCGTACGGGCCTGGCCAACCTCAAGGTCGGCTACAACCGTGTACACGGCTACTTCATCGAGCTGCCGAGCAAACAGGCCGAACAGGCGCCCGCCGACTACATCCGCCGCCAGACCCTCAAGGGTGCCGAGCGCTTCATCACCCCTGAGCTGAAAACCTTCGAAGACAAGGCGCTGTCGGCCAAGAGCCGCGCCCTTGCCCGCGAGAAGATGCTCTACGACGCCTTGCTCGAGAACCTGATCGGCCACCTGGCGCCGCTGCAGGACACCGCTGCGGCCCTGGCCGAGCTGGATGTGCTGAGCAACCTGGCCGAGCGCGCGCTGAACCTTGACCTGAACTGCCCGCAGTTCGTCGACGAGCCGTGCATGCGCATCACCCAGGGTCGCCACCCGGTGGTCGAGCAAGTGCTGACCACGCCGTTCGTGGCCAACGACCTGGCTTTGGATGACAACACCCGGATGCTGGTGATCACCGGCCCGAACATGGGTGGTAAATCCACCTACATGCGCCAGACCGCATTGATCGTACTGATGGCCCACATTGGTAGTTTCGTCCCGGCTGCGGCCTGTGAGCTGTCACTGGTGGATCGCATCTTCACCCGTATCGGCTCCAGCGACGACCTGGCCGGTGGCCGTTCGACCTTCATGGTCGAGATGAGCGAAACCGCCAACATCCTGCACAACGCCACCGAGCGCAGCCTGGTGCTGATGGACGAAGTCGGCCGTGGTACCAGTACCTTCGACGGCCTGTCGCTGGCCTGGGCCGCCGCCGAACGCCTGGCGCAGCTGCGCGCCTATACCTTGTTCGCCACGCACTACTTCGAGCTGACGGTTCTGCCGGAGAGCGAGCCGCTGGTGGCCAACGTGCACCTGAACGCCACCGAGCACAACGAACGTATCGTGTTCCTGCACCACGTGCTGCCCGGCCCTGCCAGCCAGAGCTACGGCCTGGCCGTGGCGCAGCTGGCTGGGGTGCCGTCACCGGTGATCCAGCGTGCCCGTGAACACCTGGGCCGGCTGGAAACCGCCAGCCTGCCCCACGAAACACCTGTCTTGCAGCAAGGTGCACCTGCCGTACCGCACCAGAGTGACCTGTTCGCCAGCCTGCCGCATCCGGCCATCGAGAAGCTCGGAAAGCTGGACCTGGACAACATGACGCCGCGTCAAGCTATCGAAATGCTCTATACACTTAAGACTCTGTTATAA